CAATGGCTTCGCTTGCGGTAGAACCGACATTCGCCACGGTGATCTTGAACGAACCAGCAGCAATGCTGTTGGCCTGAACCAGATAGCTGCCAGCAGTACCGGCAGAGCTGTGGTTAACCACTACTACGTCAGTGGCAGCGATCTTGTCGTTGTTGACTTGGAAAGTCACCTCAGCAGCGCCAGCAAGCTCAGCGCCGTTCATGGTGATTTGACCGGACTCTGCATTGAGAGTCACAGCTGTGGCTTTATTGGTGGCCTGGGTCACAGTGCCACCAGTAGTCGGGCCAATCAGAGAGCCCGCTGTTGCCTCAAAAATGGATGCCATGGTTAGTTACCTCCTCAGTCAAGTGCGCTGGTGGTGGTAATCCGCACGATGCCAATGTTGTTGGTCTCGTACACCTTGGTCCAGTTACCTACGGTTTCCAGTTGTTCCCGGGTGGGGTTGGAAACGGAAGTAGAGAACGAAGAACCAATCGGGTGATACACATAGTGCAGATCGATCGACATCGCATCACTCTTGGCGAGGATGTCGCGGTCGGTCTCGGTCTGAAGTCCGAGTTGCTCACCGGAGCCAACGGCACCTTGAGTGAACATGTAGCTGGCATATTCGGTGGTGGCACCGGAACCAGCGGTTTGCACATCAGCAGACACGATCACGCGCATTCCCATGAAAGTGGGAACAGCAACAGGGCCAAAGGCATTAGCCAGTGAACCTTGTGCTGCAGAGGTGTCGGGCTGACCTGCGTCGTCGTAGATCATGTCAAGGGCACGACGCTCTTTGAGGTCGTAGTACACCTTGGGGTGGACCACGATCGCAGCGAGCTTGTCGCCTTGATCACCCAGCAGGGACTGACCTTCAACGATCTGACGCGCAGTCAGTTGAGTGGGGGTGTCACCAGAAGCACCATCCACAGCCAAAGCTGCGAAAGAAGCAGAGCTGGTGTCACCAACAGCGCCAAAAATGCCAGCCAGGCAGGACAGCAGATCCTTCTGACGCTGATTGGCGATGTAGTCAGCAATCTTGTTGCCGATAGCAGCCATCGGATCAGAGCCGGCAGCCAGGGCAGCCAAATCGCGTGACTCAAAGGCACGGCCACGGTGCAGAACTGCAGCAACCTGCTTGTCTGCGCTGATCTTGCCAGGGGTCAAGGAAGAGCTATCCGTCAGACGCTCAAAGTCGCCTGACAGGTTGGCCTTATAGAAAGGCACTTGAACGAAGTCACCACCATCCTCGGCAGCATTTAGCTCCGCCATCGGCTGCACCACACCGCTAGCCAGGAAGGCATCACGCTGAGTGGTTTGCTCAATGACGTAAGGCGTAAATACCTCGGGGATGATGATGTCAGAGCGAAGAGTCGCCATGACAGATCCTCAGAAAAGATGTTTACGGTGTGGGCGTAACCCGATTGGCTCTGCGTAGCTTTGCCTTGCCCAACATATTAACGGTTTGCAGCAGCTTTCAACCTTTCGTACATATCCCTGTCCGTTCGATACAGCCGGGACTGTTCTGTGAGGTTGTAGGACTCTTTGGCAAAAGGATTCTTTGTCCCTACTGGAATATCACCGCCTGCACTGCGGCCTGAAGGGGCACCGCTGCCAACCGGCTTAGGGGCTTTCTGCATATAACTGGGCAAAGATTTGGCCCACTCGCCAATAGGCTTGCGTTCGTAACCGTTTACAACGACAACAGTGCCGTCAGCTTCGCGCTCAATTTGATCCGGCTTCAGCAAGTCTGCTTTGAATACGATGCTCGGGTCATGCACAACATCGGCCAATGCTGTGTTCGCAGGTGCAATCAGCTCAAGCTCGCGGACTCGTGCTTCAAGCTCAGCAATTCGCTTGTCCTTGGCTTCAGCAGCCTCGCGGAACTGCTGCTCAAGAGCCTGACGCGCCTCGGTGTACTTGCCTTCTGATTCAAGTTTGTTCTGCTCAACGTTGCGCTTGAACTCGAGCAGCTCTTGAACATCAACACCATCAGGGATTGTTTTAGCTTCTTTAAGCTTGCCGATCAGCTCATAGTTTTTCTTTTCTAAAGCCTGGATGCTGTTTTTAAGTGCATCCAGCTCGGCATTGTTCGGAGCTGCGGGAGACGTAATCTCCAGGTTTTGCTCTTCAGACATAAATAACCCGTAGGGCTAATTGCCGCTCAATCGTAACGTAGTTCTACCACTTGACCTTATCCGCCCAAAAAGCCGCAGACATCTTGCCTCTTGCGATGTTTTTTGCGTGACGTGCCTTGAAGCTGGCCCTCTTGGTTTTCATCTTTTCACTTTCGCCTTTTTTCGTCTTTCCGGCAGTCTTGGCTCCCTGCTGGCCGAACCGAATCAATTTGACCTGATCTCCTTCCTTAGCCAGCACGACATGGCTCTTTGTGGGGTGACTAGGGGTTCGTTTTGGCTTGTTAAAGCCGGAAAGGCCATGCTTTATCAAGCGCGGATCACGCTTTTTGGCAGCCATTATTTTTTCTTTCGAGATTTTTTCAAAATATCTGCATCAGCCCTTCGTGCTCCGCCTTTTCCTGAGACAAAACTGTTGACGCGTCCCATGGCCCAGGCAGCCATTGGCACGTTACGAGATCCACTCGACAAATAAGCGCCCTGGCCGCGACGGTAAACCGCAGCAAGTTGTCCATAAGTAAATCGGGTGCCTTTAGCCTTTTTTCTTAGTGCGGCTTTTGTTGCCTCGCTTAGAGGTTTTGCTTTTGGTGCCATCTTGTTTGGCCCTCGATGCTGAAACGGCTTTGATGTCGATGAACTCGCCGCGCTTGTAAGCCTCAGCGGTTCGCTTGATCTCACGGGCCTTGGCAGCGCGGTTCTTCGCACCCGACAGGTACGCCTTGGGCAGGCCAGTGGCCTTGTCTCTTGGGACCCGTCGCCGCTTGCGTGCCATTACTTTTTCTTAGTGCCCTTCTTCTTCTTTTTCTTGGGCTTACCCATTCCGTAATGTCCAGGCATCAGTCGGCCTCCGAAGGTGCTTCCTTTTTAGCGGATTTTTTCTTGGCCGTCGCCTTGGGCTTGGTTTCACCGCCCTGCGACTTGAATTGGTACTTAGCTGGAAGAGACATCGGGATAACGACGCTTGAGCTGTTCCAAGGTTAGCTCTGAGCCGTCTTGACTAACAAACTTGCGTATGGCAACTGTCGGGCCAAACTTTTCAGTCAGTCGGTTGAAGTACGGAACCTTCGACGCACCAAGCACATCGGCTTTGACTTCCTTGGGTTGCTTGTCTAGCCACTCACCGTATGTCTGATTACTGGGCACAGTGTCACCACGTCTTGCACGCGATGGGCCAAAGGCAGTGTTAGGCCTGCGCAATTCTGTTTGTGGTGGCCGTGAGATTCCCAAGCCGCTGTAATCAATGATAGGCACAGTGGTCGAGCGACAGTTGAAATGCTGCGGCGGTGTTGGCCCCTTGCCGTAAGCAAACTCTCGCCCGTCGAGAGAACGACAGATGGGCGATGTCCTGCTGTCCAGTGTCGCGACGTAGCGATAACGCTTGGTCACGTCTTGGTTGGCCTTGTAAACCTGCTGGCTGGTTTCGTTGGCCACTTGATTGATGCTTGTGCGAATCAACGCCATCACCTGATTGTTGGCGACAGCAGTCACCTCACCACCCGCCTGCGCAATCTGCCGCAAGCTGCCTGGCTGTCCAAAACGCAAACGACCTTTAAGCCGTCGCGCAATTTTGTCCGTTGACTCACCAGTTAGCAGGCCATTGCGCACCGTCTTGGCGAACAAATCTGCCTGCGACTCAGCTAGGCCTCTGAACGACTTCTCCAACACCTTGCCATTTGGCAGCGTCACAGTTGTGCCTTGGGCAGCTGTCAGGCTGAATGTCTGAGGTGCCCCGGTGACAGCAGCCTGCAAATCATCGCTAAGTGACACCACGTTGATTTCGGTCGGATCAATGGTCGCAACAGACTGTGCAAACTGCGGGCTGATCTGAATGCTGCGAATCTGCCTGCGCAGCTCAATCGGCAACGCCTGCCTTAGCTCGTTCGCCACAAATTCACTTTGGAGCACTGCAAGGCCTTGCAAGTCTTCAATAACTGAAAGCGTGCTAGCTCCTGCCCAACCATCTAAGGACTGCTTTAGTTGCGCGAGGATCGCCCGAAGCCGTGCAGCTTTTGCAGGCGCAGCAAGCTCATCAATGCCACGAAGCTGATCAACAGCGTCCAAAAC